ATTTTTTAACATATGCCTCTACGGGTGCTATCGGCTTCGATGGTGCTCTGGTTCCAAGGACCTGTGTTGGTGCGAGGATTGGGTTCTTCAGATCTTAGCTGCATATTTGTGTTCCTTAAAGGGGCATCACTTCCACCGACACCAACGTGGTGGCCAGCGCTCAACAAACCGTCGTTGTTCACGTTTGCAGAGTTGGGGGAAAAATCAGAGTTAGAGTTCTTGGGAAGAAGGTCGGCGGGGTTCTGCACACCCTGTTGTTGTTGCTGGGGGGCGGCAGGAGCGAAGCTACCATCGTTTCCTCCGAGCACCTCGTTCTGGTCAGCGGTATCGCCACCACCATAGGCACCAGCCATCTGGGCAAGATTTGTATGACCCTCACCTCCACCCAGGTGCTTNTCGGTGAAATAGTCAGAGAATGAGCTCACNGAGTAGGCAACCAATAATAGGACAATAATCACGCCCAGGCCATAGTCAGACATGAACTTCTTGAAACTTTGCATTATATAAATTATCAACAATAAAATTTACATGATGTCGTTATATTGCGCTTTCCACTACACGCCTAAACATATCGAATAGATAGGTAAACTATTTCCCTTCCAATATTCCAGATACCTCTCCATCCTCAGACCCAGAATCATTAACATTGGAAAAATGTACTTCGGGAATAGGTCTAGGCTTGATAGACCCTACATGGTCTATCGGGATAATAGATTCAGACACAATAGGAGAAGATATAGCATCAATATTCGTGATGGCGGTCATGCTGCGCACTAAAGTGGGTGGTGTGGGAACCTGGTCTGTTGCGAATGGACGCTGACCATTTATGGATTCGCTAAACACTTCACCGAAGCTTAGTATTGGTGTATCGGTGTTAGAAAATATAAGGTCTTGCATCTTTGCATTGGTCTCCATGACATATGTCTGAAGACGAATTAGATGAATCTTGAGTTCGTCAATGTCCTGAGTAACCCTCATCGGAGCAACTGGATTGACTGGATTTTGATTCGCTGTAACACCTTTACCTTCTAAAGCATCTATCCTTGATATGATGGAGTTAAATACTTCCGAGTCAACCACATACTTGTCGGTGATCTTTGTATGGAACTCTTGAATGTCGTCGATGACGTTCGCGGTCGTTTCCATGAACAACTCTAAAGTGTTTACTCTATCGCTAATAATATTAATTACTTGAGGGACAGTCATCTTTCCAGAGGGGAACTGGGTAGATGCTATGCTCTTTTCTTGGTGTNCCGAGACAGATGAGATGACTGCTGTTGTTGTTGTTGCGGCGATCCCTGTAGGAATACTGCTCGCCGTATTCGCGCGCTTATTTCTTGCAGAAGCCAATGATCGTGAAGAACTCATATATAGTCTATCGGTGCTATCTATTTAAGCTGTTGCAAAATGCTCATGAATATTTAAAATGGCACGCCCGAAGGACAGGTGGTTTCAAATTATAACTGATATAAGCCAGTGTATGTCGCGCCATCAGTAGTAGCAATGACAATCTAATCGCGTAAAATCATATTATTGATACCAATCAAATAAAATATCTATGGGTACAGCATACATGTCTACCGATAACATCGAAAGCCTAACGGGTGGATCGAAAGAGGGGTTCGTGGGCCACGTCTTCAACTTCAACGAAGAGTCCAAGATGGAGATGATGAACATTGTTCAATATACATTGGTCGGAGTGCTTCCTATAATACTCCTTAATAAGACCATGCAGAAATACGTACCCGAAGCGGACGATGATAAGGGTAGTGCAGAACTTTTAGCAGAGGTGGCGGTCCAACTCATTGTCATGTTCGTTGGACTTCTACTCACTCATCGAATGATCACATTTGTACCCACATATAGCACAGTCAAGTACGAGAAGGTGTCCATTATACAGATTGTATTGGCTGTTCTCATGATCACATTAAGTCTCCAGACCAAGCTAGGAGAGAAGGTGGGTATATTGTTTGATCGTATAACTGAGATGATCATGGGAAAATCTCGTGAGGGGATGACAGATAAGGAGAACAATGACGCAGCCACTGCAACTGGTCGCGACGCTATGCGAACTGCTCCTGGTGCAGGTGCAGATGGGTTCACCTTACCTCAACAACCAGGAGGCATGACAAGCATCAGCAGCATTCAGCCAGAGGGTATGCAGAGTCTACGCCAAAACCCGAACCAACCACAACAACAGGGTGGTGGAGGTGGAGGTCTATTAGATGGCGGCATCGAGGCATTTGCTGGGTTCTAATTTTCATCATTTCATTCTTCTNTATCCCTCACTAATAATATAGATGTATTCATGTATTCCATGCATACATCATCTCTGTATTANATATACCCATATCATCACATACACTATACGAATGGCTCACGATAACTATAACGACGATTTAAACATCGACCTACTTACCAGAGCGGCAGAGAACGAAGATAATGCACACATGCTTGAACTTACCATGGAATCGGTGATCGCAGCCAAAATGGGAATACTAAACGATTTGTCTCTAGATGACGATGAGAAGAATAGTATCATGGAAAAACTTAAAGGATATGTATATATTGATGAGATACATGAGGTACGCAGTGGCACGTATGTGAGATGGTTGAATATGGAGTATGACGACGATACTGCGATAGTTGTTACATCACTAGCGAAAGGTGGTATTTTCTGTGATATCCGATTCTCCGACTATGGTGCAGTGATGCGCTGCAAGACGTTCCGAAACCAGTACTATGAGGTCAAACTAGATAATGTCATCTTGTTCCGAAAGCTAACTCCACAAGAACAGGTGCTCATGTGTGCTCTTACCTACCTACATACCTAAATCTAAACCTAATAATATTACANGGTTATTTTCGCCGCATCGTTCGTCGTATACCCTTCTTATCCTTCTTGTTCGTTGACTTCTTAGGNGCCATCTTTTTCATTGCCACGGNACGCCCACGTTTTCTACATTTGAATTTCCCACGACTAAGTTGTTTGCGTGTGAATATGCTCTTGGTACAAATACCNATTGCNCGACCCTCTACCTTACCACCTTTCCNTTTACCAACCTTCTTAATGCAACCACATAACTTCTTGGCCATTATTGACTCAGCCAATCTCTTCAGTTCATCAGATGCTTTAGGTATAGGTATATCATATAACGTTAGAATGTTTCGATAGTCATCGTTAGAAAGGTCGGTATACTCCATTGATAAGATGGGTATGTAGTTGACTTTTATGTTCGAGAGACTTGTGAAACTACTATACCGTACGATTTTATATCTTCACGAGATGGACCGAAATGTTAATATGTATTTTGAATAATCTCCGTACATATTATGCTTCAACCAACAAACAAAATATATGCATCGGCAAATATCCACACCCAGCAGCACAAAGATAGAGTTGTGGTATTTGATTTAGACGAAACGCTCGGACACTTTCACTTGATCCGACTCGTGTGGGAGTCTATCAACAATTTCATCGGGTTCAACAAAATACCATACATGATGGGACAGACTGATTTCAATAATCTATTTGATATCTTTCCCGAAATGTTGCGTCCCGATATTCTCTCTATACTCCAAGTTTTAAAGAAGAGAAGGGATGATAAAATATGCAACGGGGTTATGGTATATACAAATAATAAGTACCCCAAAGAATGGGTGTATCTAATAATCAACTATATTGAGGAAAAGCTGGGTGGGAAAATATTCGACAATATCGTTCTGGCATTTAAACTGAACGGACGGGTTCAGGAACTGGGACGCACAGAGAAGGCAAAAAAACTATCAGATTTTGTGGCGTGCTGTAGACTACCGTCCGATGTGGAGATATGCTACTTTGACGACACCGCCTTCCCAGGGATGATGGCAGATAGTGTATACTACTTGAAGGTCAGGTCATACTGTTATCCATACACAGAGAGAGAAATCATTAAACGTATCACAGTCCCTCCATTTCTGTCTCACATACTGTGCACGACCAAACCACAACACATCGCAGTATTCTTACAACATCTAAGTAGGATTCTTTACATGAAAAAGTATACATTTGGAGAGAAGTCATTCATGGAATACGAAGTGGATAAGGTTATTTCTAAACGCATCATGACACATTTGAACACATTTTTTAGAGACAATGTTTCTATTCCGATGCGGATAAAATGAACGGAAAGAACATACACACATTCCAGGTACATCATATAACTCTCTAGTATTATGCGCAACGTCGCATGCGGAGTCATGCTAAATAATGAACGACATGTTCTCATGGGTCTGCGCACCGATAACGATAGCACACGGTCCAGTACAATGGGGGTATGGGAGTTTCCAGGAGGAAAACAAGAAGAGGGTGAGACATTAGAAGAATGCTTGCACCGCGAATGGCGCGAAGAACTGAATCTGGAAATATCCGTCGGCGAGCGCATTCACGTGACAGAGTTTGATGGATTCATGTGCCATTTTTTCATCGGGACAGTTTATGATATGGAGAACTTGCGTACGAACGTACACGAGCGCGTCGAGCTGTTCTCGGTTGCCGATGCCCTCGGATTGCATCTATTCCCTGGCGACGATGTGGTTCTTAACCTGATTCCAAAGTAGCCAGTAATCATTTATCCATTTACTCGTTTACCAGGTCGCGCCGATTCCCGCTATTTTGTTGTCTACGTGTATAGTACAGTACCCAAACATATCACATCGGTTCATGACAAATCAACCGCTCGTATCTGAGATAAACACAGCAACCGACGAACGCATCTACGCGCGCCTACAACCGTCTGCACCCCTGCGCCCCTATTATCAACCACGTTCCCAACCAACCAAGTATACCAAGTTCGCGACGCATACCGATCCCGTATCCAGTATCGTACCACTCCAGATCCCACCCACATACTCGCCGTCTGAGGTNTTCTATCCTGCGAACCGTTCGGCGCCATGGAGTGGGTTCGCGAACAATATTGATGTGGAGTCCGATATGCGCAACCAGTTTTTTGGGTTACAGCGTTGCAATCAGGCAGTGTACGTCCCCGACAGCAGCAGCGATCTGTTCACATTACAGTCATTCACTCTTCCCGAACGCAAGAACGTGCAGCAACACCCACTCCTGTTTGAGAAGCCTGAACACGCCTTATTCAACCCTAATGTAGCGAACGGACCAAACACGACGTTCAACAACCACACACGCTATGACCTTCTGGGTGAGGATACGCGCGCATAATGATGGGAACTTTAGCAATGTGTTTTTATGAACAATGGAATAGGTCTAGGACACCGTCACACATAAACGATATTTTGTATGTATACTGTAGTAATGAATACATACGAAACGCAATACACCATATTCAATTGGGTCACGCTCGCTGTGTCCGTATTGACGGCTCTAGTCATGTTAGGAATATTCGCGTCCGCACCCACTTACCTGGGATATCTACGTGCAGCCATCCAAGTGTACGTGGGACTCTTCCTACTGTACCGGTTTCACCCATTTAGTTCGGTGAAAGCCAAGTTCTCCGAACTCGACCGACAAGTCGCATTCAGTGCGGGNGCATTCATCACCATGGCCACTATTTTGGGAGCGACNTTGCAAAGGTTCGCNGAGACTGCTGCATCGGACGCAAAGGCTCACATTCCTATAGCGTTTCGTTAAAATAGATCTTCCGGAAACGCTCCACGCACTTATCGGTAATGAGATTCGTCTTAAAGTACCGCTCGTTGTGTGTGTCCTCTAACAAACTAATGATGAAAAACAACGAATAGATTCCACACTCAGTGTCCTCCTGTTGGTGCTCAAAGGGACTATTCTCGTCAAACTCAAACTTGATGGGACCCGAACCATGTTCAGATGAGAGTTGTGTTCCTTGCAATGTAACCTCCTTCACGAACTTCTTTATCTTCGCTGGCACCGCATGACCGACGCTATCGAAGTAGAATATAAGTCGCTTCTCAATATTGATGAAGAGAGACACCCAATGCGACCCACTCTTGTAGTGCGGATCCAGATTGAATATAATACCAATCTTCTTTTTTCCGTTCTTTATCTCGTTCGCCAAGCTAAAGTGACACAACTCCTCCCACACACACTCGCCGTATCGCTTGCGCGTATTATAGTCGATGGGTGATGGACCGATAAAACTGAAACACTTGTACTTATTCTCATACTGTTTCATGACCGAAGTAATATCATTACTAGACAACCACTCGTTAGGACTCTTCTTCCACTTCTGGGGCGCCTCGGGCGCGAACGCGGTCTGAAGCTCGTCGTTCAACTCACCATTCACGAACTGCTGTTTCAACCAACAAGACTCCTTGTCACATACGTTCCTCAGTTTAGTCTTCAACTTCCCCCATGTATTATGTATACTCGTGTCATGTATAGTATCGTCTGGATGCCGTTTGTTCCAGAGCGATTTCAGTTTGCATATCGACTTGTCACGGATACATGTATACCCCTTCTTATTTCCTTCGGGACCGCATTGCATTTTCTTAAGTTTCCGCGTGCGCTTTGACTTCTTTGATTTTTTTACATGCTTTGTTGCTCTTTTACCATGTTTCTTTCCGTGACTACCACGAACCCGCTTCCGTCGCGTCTTGGATATTTTCCGCGTCGTACCTGTCATAGTCTATGTCTAGTTAATCTATAGGGAGATTATCTTTTATCAGAGCAAAATGATTCAGTTGTACAATGATCCGTACTATAACTTAGATGCTGCTTGGTATGTACAGGTAGATTAGTGATATATGACTATGAATGCATCACAAACACCTACTAATAGTCCCTCCTCACNAGATGACGTATTCAGTCAAATAGGAGCACATACAGAGATATCTCGGTTCGTTGGCTCGGGGAACGTTGAGATGTTATGGAACATCATCATTCAGAACGGGTCGTTTAAAGAAAGCGTACAGGCGGACGATACACGAGCCAAATTGCGACAGCACTATATCACAAAAGTCAAGCAGTACGTGGAGACATGTATCCGTACAAAGACAGGGATCGCACTCATCGATCTGAACAAGAGCTTCATTGCAGATTTTATTCATGGTTTCAGAGAGACAACACNTGACGTTCAGAAACTGGATCTGTCGGACACGTCACCTGTGGTGGCGTCGGAAAACAATATAATCACTATTGAGGAGCTAAAGTCGGAGAGATTGAACCAGTTTGATAGTCAGTACGACAAAATGAAGACGGACTTTGACCAGTATCGCGCGACGGGCGCACCTTCCCCCGACACAAACTTCTCAGACAACCGAGTCGTGGAGCCACTAAAGGGTCAGGACATGGAGGATATGATGTCGCGGACGCTCCAGAGCCGCACCGAACAGGAGAACGCATCGGCGACCAGAAACGGTGCGGAAACCCAGCGCGCACGCGATTGGCTGAACTTGAATACGAACAATAAGAAGGCGGATACAGAAACCCTCCTTCCACACCCAGAAAGAAACGTAGAGAGAAAAAACGTATCGTTCTTTGCAGAGCCAATGGTAGTAGTACCTGTTTCGGAACCCGTAATAGTATCAGAAAACCCAGTAACGGTAGTAGCAACAACTGACCCTTTAATAACAGCAGATCCAGTAACAGTATCACAACAGACATATCAACCTCCAATATCCCCCATGATCGCACTACAGACGCGAATGGTCGCGATGGAGGCGCGGATGGAAGAGATACATACAATGATTATGGGACTGACTAACAGCAATAGACAAACTAATGATGTTATCAAACAAACAGATGAGCTAGACGAAGAATCGTCCGCTTAAAATAAGCTAGACGAAGAATCGTCCGCTTAAAATAAGCTAGACGAAGAATCGTCCGCTTAAAATAAGCTAGACGAAGAATCGTCATATTATGCACCGAGCTGCGCGACATACGCGTCTAACTCAGGAATAGACCCCGAATCAAACTTTCCCAAACAATTGACATGTGTTACAGGAATGGTGTATTGTGTATGGGTTACAGTTCCGTCAGATTCATTTTCACGTATCTGATCGTATGGGAAATTCTTCAGACGCAGCGAATACGACATATGCACCTTGTGTTCGTCTATTCTACACACAATCAGATTCAGGAACCCACCTGTATAACCCGTGATGAAAAATGTGAGATTGATGCTTCTGTGAGGTAGACTTATCAACATTTGGTTCATTGTCTGCAGCAACCTAAACTTGGTGTCGCGGTACTGCAACTTACGCATGCTCTTGGCACCCCGCTGACACATGTCGGCCAACACGGTTAGTGAATTGTCGGGGAACGGATTGACCAGACCCGTAGTAGCACCCGTAGTAGCACACAAATGAATGTACTTAACCAGGTAGTGACATACACAGTCAGACAACCGACGAATGGGTGAAGTGAAATGACAATACTCAGGCATCCCGACCAAGTCGTGCGCCGCGTTCTCCGACAAATAGTCGGCCTGGATTCCATTCACAATGATCTCGTTCAGTAAATCCTCACCACTGATGCCCGCTGCAACCGTATCGATCCACCCACCNGTACTACAGGTACGGAATATACCCATGCCACCCATATGGATCTTCAAATGCTCGCCGACGAACGCATTGGCAAATATGGCGAATTCAGCGATCATCTTCTGCATATCGAGCACCGTATCCGACGCGCGCGCAAGATGAATACCCACAGGGGGCGATGAAAATACAACCATGGACGGAGCCAGGTCGCTCAGACTGGCACCCACAGTACTCGCCACACGCCGCTGGTGAAGCGCCGAGGCCACACAGAGCCCACGAGCGAGCGTAGTGGCCATATCGTTATCAGGGTCTGGTTCAGTCGCATTCTGCACCATTTCAGCCGCACGCGCATACGTGAGCGCATGCGCCGCGCATACGCGCACGGTGGAGAACAATAGCTGGATACGTCCGCGCGGTGCAAATGTATCAGGGTCAATCTCAGTGAGCACAGTGATTGCGTTCTTCGTGTCACCGTACTGGTTCGCCATCAGACTCGCGCGATCCACCACGTCTTTGGGCATGAGATGGACGGGGGCGCGGTTGGATGGATAACGAGTGACCACACGCTCCTTGATATCCGNCCAGAGCGCGGATTCGATAGCAGGGGACACAAACTCGGTGGGGTCGGCGATNTGGATCGCCAGAAACAGAGCATTGTCTTTGGATTCATCTATGAACAGACTGAACGCGTCGTCCGCGTCCTCGCAGCCAGGAGGATCAATACTGTAGGTGTTTATGTTCGTAAAATCCGTGCGTTCCGATCGTGGTATAGAATACGCATGCGGACACAATGTGTTGTTCTGAAAAATGAGATCTGCATCGGCACCAACGTCGCGCTTAGCACCGTACATGGGCTCGGTATTTATTGTGTATTCGGCTTCGTATGCTTCGTTAGTTGTTATAGTCGGCATACTTATCCTACATGTACTGAATACTCTATACCCTTACTATGAATGTGANGTGTTTAGATAAGCAACTANTTGTTCAACTCNTTCAAACTGTCAATCACTTGCTTGTTGTACTCGTACGGTATACCTTGGTGTCCCGAAACAATTACATGCATATTGGAGTGAGGGAGTTTCTGATGCACCTGGTGGGCGATGAGCGTGGGGGTGACAATATCGTACCGACCCTGTACGATCTCCATGGGAATATTCTTAATCTTATTCATGTTGCGGGTTTCTAGAAGGTACTCATCACGTGGGAAAAAACATTTATGGGCAAAGTAGTGATGAAATATCTGACCTGTTTTATTATTGTATGTGAGGGTTGTCTTGCTGTTGCGCTCACGATGTTTTGTAATGTCGGACAACGTATGCGGAATCAGAGCGTTGGTCGACTCCTGAAACTCCTCGTAATGACGCAGCGCCTTATTCTGCTCGCTTATCCCGTCCCTACCAAGGGCCTTGCGCTGGTACGCCTTGGCTGGATGCTTTCTGTCCTCCTTGCTCAATATACTCAGATACCGTTCCCATACCACAGGGAACACCAGCTTGACGAAATGACCGTTCTCGATGTAGTCAGTCTCGCGTTTCGTACCCATGAACACACCCCCGATCAGGATCCCATTTACCCGTTCAGCGTGCTGCTGTGTATAATATACTGCAAGCGTTGACCCCCAAGAGAAACCCACAACAGTCCATTTATCGATACCTAGTTCTTGGCGCACGACCTCTATATCCGAGATAAGATCTTGCGTCGTGTTCTCACGCAGCTCGCCAGTCGGAGTGCTTTTCCCACAACCTCGTTGGTCGATCGCGACCAAGTAGTATTTCTTCAAATCAAACATATTAGTGATACTGTCATTGATGTCTCCACCTGGACCGCCATGCAGGTATAGATGGGGGATATTGNNCGGGTCGCCATATGTGTAGTATGCCACCGTATGCAGATNGGACACCTTAATATGACCACGCATTCGCGGCTTGCATATGGGAAACATTAACGCGTCCAGGCGTTCTTTCGCCGCCTTCAGACACAACGAATGGAGACGTCGTGTCTTATTTCTTTTACGTTGTTTGTCTTTTTTGGTTTTGGTTTTGGTTTTGGTTTTGGTTTTGGTTTTGGTTTTGGTTTTGGTTTTCTTAGATTTGGAACTAGATTTCGTCATTACTTATTGTACAAGGAGAAGAGAATCATACACGAACGGATAAAAATACAATATTTGNCGATAAAGGTATATAATATGATTTTTATGATTTTACTCCAGCTTCCCAAAGAATGACGTCATCTCAGCGATCCCTTGCTTCTTGTTGGTAGCCTGGTTGATATATTGATCGAATAACAACGCCTTGACCTCACGGTTCTTCAACGACTCCAAGCGGTCTTGGAACTTCTCAGGAACCGTTGCCTTCTCCAGCGAAGCCACGTCCGCCTTGAACCGATTCAGTTTTGAACGTTTGTTCTGCATGATCCATATCTTTTCCAGAACCAAGGCGAACACCTGCTGCACAGGCTTCATCACTTGGTTTGTGATGTAGTGACCATAGTCGATCTTCAACTTGTTCTCCACGATAAACGCGGGTGTCTCGATCTTGTCGCCTTGGAGCGCACCACGCTTAGGGTTATGGATATATACATACGGGATACGATCCCCTGATGCGGGCTTGTTACCTGGATCACGCGTCGTGATACGATCGGCCAACACTTTGTGTGCGATCTGTTTCGGATTCTTGTAGTCCGACCGAATGGATTTACTGATGATCAGTTTGTCCATGGGATACTTCTCGTCCACCAAGTTCTGCACACACTCCTTCAGGAAATCCACAGCAGCTTTGATGTTATCCCCGTCCCGCATCAGGATATCAATGATACCACCATAAATCTCCTTCACAATGGGTGCGTTGTCGCGACGCTTCAATACGATACCCATCTCCTTGCGCTTGCCCTTGTTTGGGTCGTCTTCGTACAACATACCCACGTACCGCTTCTTGGACAATAAACAGAAGGGCATGAATGTCTTCTCATACTCCAAGTCGTGAGGCTTCTTCAGGAACTTGGACGCCGTCGCACCCGCCTCCTTTGACAGCTCAATTGTGATCTCCAACGCCTTCTTGCCGCGGATCGGAACCCCATCCATTGTCTCCAGATTGAAGGTGAAGAATACACTATCTGTGTTATGTACAATCATGTTCCCGACACCAGCAGCAAAGTGATGATTGTCAGTCGTCAGATCATACACATATTCATTACCATAATTGGGTAAGTCATGTATCCTTTTTACCGTATCGGGAGAACTCGATGTACATGTTTTGGTGGATGTAATGATATAGGTATCGTTAGGTTTTCCACTGGTCTGGATTACGTTAATAGCGGTATTGTGTCCATAATGGTTAGATGCCCAACACAGTCGTGCTCCGTCTATTTGTGAATTAGAATACATGNTGGTCGGTATAGCATCTTCAGTGAATACAGCGTTTGTAATTGTGGACGAACTCACAGTGCGATGCAGACACTTGGTAACACCAACAGTAATATCCTTGGGGGACACCTCAGTAAGCCCATTGTTCAACAACAGGGAGTGATCATCCGTCACGTCCACCAGACCACTGTGAGTTATTACACGCATCATCTTCTTATGAGGCGCTAGTCTGTGACGAATCACACGGTGAAGCTTTGTCCACCCGACTTCCGACCATGACTCAACGCCCACCAGCTCACAGAACTCCTTGTCCTGCTTCCCCTCTTCTCTACATGTTGTCCACCCATTCCTATCTCCATACCTGATATCCAATGACGATATTGGACAGATAACCAGCTCTCTATTATATCGCACATATACAGGTGTGTAATTCGCGACACTGTCACCATAAACATACTCTGCCTTGGTGCGCACCTTGCCATGATTGAACGTATCCATGACTGCATCGCCATACACCTCTTCAATCACACGTTTGGCATACATCAAAAGCTTGCGCCCAGTGGCTGTGGTCGAGGCTGCGACGTCCTTCTCGTAAAACGTGCTTGTGCGTGCACCACATTGACCATATAGCGAGTTGGCCGTTAGTTTGTAGGCCAACTGACGTTTGTCGAGAACGCTCTTCATGAAATCGTCGGACTGTTGGGGGATGAGTTTGCGAGTGGCCTTACGAGCACTCAACAACTCTTCCAGGATAGACGGCATGATAGCACGTCGTCCATCAGGGAACTGTGCGAATCTACAAATCTTGTACCCACTCTTCACCTTGGTCGCTAGCGCGCTCGGAACCCGGCGCACATACTTATAGGTGTCGTATTCAATATCCACATAGGTATAATGTGGCAGATTGTCGTACAGGAACTCATCGTCATCACCCGTCGCACCCGTCACCGCCACTAATTTACCATTCAGATCGTATTCGCGCGTCCAGACCTTACTGTCATGCGACAGGTTCTCGCTGATCATAGACGATGGATACAGGGACGCGTAATCCACACAAGCAACTGGGTTGTCCAGATACAGATCGCTCTTCGGATCGAGCACGATGGCGCCCTCAAACCCACCATCGTTAAGCTTCTTCTCAATGTCGGGAATGAGCGTGTCTTTCTCCCTGCACTTCTTGCCCACATAGCTTGTGAGCTTGATGCCTTGGCCGCGCAGGATAAGGAAGTTAATAGGAACACTACAGATGTTTGCCATCTCTATCATGCCTGTGAGCGCATCCACCTTGGTAAGCAGGTACTGCACCAGATTACAATCCTGGATACAGTATTTCGCAACGATGGCGCGCTCGGCGGGTCCTTCGTTCGTTAATCGGAAGATATCCTTGGGAGTGACGTCGTCCTTGGCCAGCGCCCACCGTATCTTTTTGCTCTGGTCGGGTGTAATATGTGATGAGACCACGAATGTCTTGGCTAACAGATCGATGCTCTTTACCTTGAACTTGGCACCGTCGGCATAGTAGTCTGTAGAGTGACCGATCTCCTCAAAATGTACGTAACTGTCCACCAAGAGCCCTGACATATTCTTCGTATGTATAACCGTCATTGCATCTGCAACTGGTTCTAGTTTGGACACATAGTCACCGATGAAGTGACCCGCCACGTAGTCTAGCTTGTAGGAAACCAGGTTCTCTTCGCGACGGAAATGGTTATACATGTCCAGTTGGATACGTCCAGGCATCTTGACGTAGCCCAGCTCGTGGGTACCGCTCGCAATCGTGATACTGCTTTGCTCAATCTCGTACTCCCCTGTCTCTTTGTTGAGGGTGCCACACAAGTGGTCCTTTATCTTGGACATCTCCAAGAATGCTGGGGCACACCCCGTCTCGCGCGCGCGCATGAACATGAAATTGTAATCAAATCCAAATATATTATAACCGATGATGATGTCAGGATCTTCGCGCACAACCAAGTCGCGCCAAGCCAGTAATACCTCAGCCTCGGTATCATAACTCTCCAAATCAGTGTTCTCCATACCCAGATCGTCACATGTATCAAGGGCGATACAGTGATTGTAATATGGAGCTGTGTCGCCATATTCCTGGAACGTAGAACCGATAAAGGTCACCTTGTCACCCTGCACGGGAGGCAGGTACATGTCAAACAGGTGAGTCAGATTAGATATCTTTGTCTCGCGGGTGGATATAGTTGAACTCAGCAAGTCAGCGAGCGTACAAGATTTCTTGGCCGCGGCATTACTCTTGTTGCCACCATACCCGTTCCTTTTTACAACGGATTTGCTGATACTAGACCAATCGTCGTCACCTACATCCACTTCTTCCACTTCGCCACCATCACCACCATCACCACC